ATCAACAGTTTGTTGCCACAACAAGAACGCATGGTATCATTGCTGGAAGACATGGGTCGCAGCATGCAGGCCACCGCAGCGGCCAGTGAGCGAATGGCTGCCGTGGCCAGCAACTGACAATAAATAATAAATCATGGCAGAACCCAAACAACCCGGCTCGTGGCGCAAGTATTTCAAAGTAGCAGACACCTCAGGGGTGATGAGCCCTATCTCAGGCCGGAACCAATATGGTCTTCCTGGCTACACCAAAAACGACGGCTCAGACACTGGCATGCCAGCAGATTTTGTGTTTCGTAACTATGCATCAAGACTGCCTGAGGTTTACTCCGGACACCCCAATCGTATTGAACGCTACAATCAGTACGAGAACATGGACATGGACTCAGAGATCAATGCTTGTTTGGATATCATTGCTGAATTTTCCACACAGATGAACGAGCAAAACGGCACGCCGTTTGTGGTCGACTATGCAGACAAACCCACTGACAACGAAGTCAGCATTATTAAAAAACAACTGCAACAGTGGATCAAACTGAACAAGTTGGATCAAAGAGTTTTCAAACTGTTCCGCAACACCATCAAGTATGGTGATCAAGTGTTTGTGCGTGATCCAGAAACATTTGAAATGATGTGGGTGGACATGAGCAAGTTGGCTCGTGTGATTGTGAACGAATCAGAAGGCAAGCGTCCTGAGCAGTATGTGATCCGTGACATCAACCCCAATTTTCAAAACATGACTGTGGCAGCCAAAACCACCACAGACTACATGACCAACCCTGTGACCGGCACCATATCAGGCAACGCCAACTACACCATGCCCAACGGTGGCACTGGCGGCGGTGTGGGCAATTCAAGATTTATGACTGCCATGAACGAAGTTTGCCTGGATGCCAAGCACGTGGTACACATCAGCCTAAACGAAGGCCTGGATGTGTTCTGGCCGTTTGGACGCAGTATCTTGGAGCAGATCTACAAAGTATTCAAGCAGAAAGAACTGCTGGAAGATGCTATCCTGATCTATCGTGTGAGCCGTGCTCCAGAGCGCAGGATCTTCAAAATTGACGTGGGCAACATGCCATCACACTTGGCCATGGCCTTTGTGGAACGAGTCAAAAACGAAATGTATCAGCGCAGAATTCCTACCATGACTGGCGGTGGACAAAACATGATGGATGCGTCATACAACCCACTCAGCACCAACGAAGACTACTTCTTTCCCCAGGGTCAAGACGGACGTGGCTCATCAGTAGAAACACTTCCAGGCGGGCAGAATCTGGGCGAAATTGATGACTTGAAATATTTCAACAACAAAATGGCTCGTGGCCTGCGTGTGCCATCCAGCTATTTGCCCACTGGACCTGATGACTCAGACCGTGCCATGAACGACGGCAAAGTGGGCACAGCCCTGATTCAAGAGTACAGATTCAACCAGTATTGCGAGCGTTTGCAAGCATTGATTGTGCAGAAATTAGACGACGAATTCAAGATGTTTATGAAATGGCGCGGATTTAACATAGACTCCAGCCTGTTCTCGTTGAAGTTTAATGCACCTCAAAACTTTGCCAGCTACCGTCAAAGCGAACTGGATACCACACGTATCACTGCATTTACACAGTTAGAACCGTTGCCTTACATGTCAAAACGTTTCTTGTTGCAACGTTACTTGGGCTTGACTGAAGAAGAAATCAGTGAAAACGAAGAAATGTGGCGTGAAGAACGTGACGAGCCTGAACTGGAAACCAATGCAGGCCAAGACATGCGTAGCATTGGTATCACTCCAGGTGGACTTGAGTCAGACATTGAAACAGGCGAAGCAGTGGCTGGCATGGCACCTGCTGGCGCCGCTACACCTCCTGGTGCACCTCCAGCTGCTGCACCTCCTGCACCTCCAGGTGGAGCCGCTCCTGCGCCCGGTGCAGTATAAATACATTCATGCTGTTAAACGAATTTTTTCACAAAAGTCCTGATGCCTATCAGGATGTGTCGCAAGACAATAGTCAGGTGCAACTCAGCGACTTGCGTAAAACTCGTCTCACACTGCGTCAGTTGAACAAACTGCGCAAAATGAATGATGTGAGAACTTATGAGTTCAAGGAAAAACTCAAATTGGTTCGCAAACAATACGCACCACCTCCTGCTCCACCAGTTTAACACTACTGTAATAAAACTAGACATTTATACCTAGTTTTCACCCTTTAAACCTGGTGTTTTTCTCCTACATCGTAAATAACAGCACACTTTACCTATAGGAGTTTCCCATATGAACCGTTTTGAACAATTGATTGAATATGTAATCAATGACGAAGAGGCGAAAGCCCGTGAACTTTTCCACGACATTGTTGTGGAAAAAAGCCGTCAGATCTATGAAAATATCATGGCTGAAGAAGCCGATGAAGAGCTTGAAGAAGCTGCCGACGAAGATATCGAAGAAGGCATGATGGGCGGCGACGCTGCCGATGACCTGATTGATGACGTGGAGATGGAAGAAGAATCTGACATGAACATGGAAGCCGAAGGCGACGAAGAAATGGACATGTCCATGGACGACGATGGCGAAGAAGCAGAATTTAGCATGGGTGACGAAGGCGGCATGGGCGGTGACGAACCTGCTTCCAAAGACGACATCATGAATTTAGAAGACAAACTGGACCAGTTGATGGCCGAGTTTGAAGACCTCATGGGCGGTGACGGCGATGGATTTGGTCCTGACGAAGGCGGCGACGCTATTGAAATGGACGACACTGACGAAATGGAACCAGGCATGATGGAAGCTGTGAGTTTAAAAGCAGCCCCAAAGCCAGTGACCAGTGAAGAAGGCGGCGTAAACAAGAAGTCTACCTATGCAGCCAACAGCGGACAAGCAGGCATGGCCAGCCGTCCAGTACACACTGGTGCAGGCGAAGGTGGACATCATGACACATCTGCCTACAGCAACAACACCAAAGACTTGATTGGCAAAGTTGGCAACACACCTGCACAGGGCACACAAAAGCCTTCAGCAGCACCAAAGCCTAAAATGGGCGCCGGCAGCGAAGGTCAAAACAACAAGAGCCCACTTCCAAGCGGACGTCGGGGTTAATTAGATGTCGTCTAGATACCTTAGAGAAGATTTAACTTTTAGCCAGGCAAACATTCAGGTCTTGGAAGAGTCTGATATGTCTGGCAAAAAGCATCTCTACCTCAAAGGCATTTGCATTGAAGGCGACAAGCGCAATGCCAATGAACGTATCTACCCTAAGCACGAAATTATCAAGGCAGTAGAAACCATCAACGAACAGATCCACAACGGTAACTCCGTTTTAGGTGAAGTGGACCATCCAGATGATCTAAAGATCAACCTAGATCGTGTGTGCCACACAGTTGAAGGCATGTGGATGGACGGACATGCCGGTTGCGGTAAGTTGAAGATCCTGCCAACTCCCATGGGAGAATTGATCAAAACGCTGATCACCTCAGGTGTAAAACTTGGTGTCAGCAGTCGTGGCAGCGGCAATGTAGACGACAGAACAGGACATGTAAGTGACTTTGAAATTGTCACTATAGATGTGGTTGCACAACCCAGCGCACCCAATGCATACCCAACAGCAATTTATGAAGGTCTCATGAACATGAAGCACGGTCATAAGCTGATGGAGATGGCTCGGGAATCTGGTGAAGGCGACAAAGTACAGAGATACCTAAAGAATGAAGTTAAAAGACTCATTCGGGATCTCAAAATCTAAGGAGAACCAGGCATGTTTGATGCAATTAAACCCTTGCTTGATAGTGGCCTAATTAACGAAGACGTTAGTCAAGAACTCAACGAAGCTTGGGAATCTAAACTAAACGAAGCTCGTGAACAGGTACGTGGAGAACTCAGAGAAGAGTTTGCACAACGCTATGAGCATGACAAGACAGTAATGGTAGAAGCCCTAGACAAGATGGTAACAGAAGGTTTGGCCGCAGAAATTGCGCACGTGGCTGCTGAAAAGCAAGCATTGGCGGAAGATCGCGTTCGTTTCCAAGGCAAGATGAAAGAATCAGCACAGAAGTTCAACGGCTTCATGGTTAGCAAACTTGCAGAAGAAATTGGCGAATTGCGCAAAGACCGTAAAATGCACACCGAAGGAGTTGCAAAACTCGAAAACTTCGTGGTGCAGGCATTGGCACGTGAAATCACAGAATTCGCCAAAGACAAACGCGATGTCGTAGAGACAAAAGTACGTCTGGTACGTGAAGCACGTGGCAAACTTGAGTCACTCAAGGCACGATTTGTAAAAGAATCTGCTGAGAAAATGAGTCAAGCTGTTAGTCGTCATCTAAAGGCTGAGTTGAATCAGTTACAAGAAGATATCAAAATTGCTCGTGAGAACAATTTTGGTCGTAGAATCTTCGAAGCGTATGCGTCAGAGTTCGGAGCCACTCATCTCAATGAGAAGGCAGAAGTCCGTAAACTGTATGATGTTATCGCAGAGAAAGATCAGAAATTGCGTAAAGCAATCGAACTTACCCAACACGCCAAAGTGGTGGTTGAGTCCAAAGAACGTGAACTGCGTATAATCAAAGAATCCAATGAGCGTGAAAGCACCTTGGATGAATTGCTACGTCCCTTAAACAAGGACAAGCAAGAAGTTATGCGTAATTTACTCGAAAGCGTTCAAACACCCCGTTTGAAAAACGCTTTTGAAAAGTATCTACCAGCAGTGTTGGAAGACAAATCTGTAAAAGCCCGTAAAGTAATTGCAGAATCTGTTACCTCAGTAACTGGTGATAAAACTACTGTTCCCAGTGTGTCGGAAGATCGCAGCAATGTCATCGACCTCAAGCGCCTGGCAGGTCTTTAATCTTAACAAGGAGACTTAAATGTCACAAGAACTATTAGAAAGTCGTTGGGGCGAAACCAAAGAGGCACTGTTAGAAGGTCTTAATGGAACTCGACGCAATAGCATGGGTGTTATCTTAGAAAATACTCGTCGCTATTTGAAAGAGAATGCAAGCGCAGGTTCAACTGCTGCTGGTAACATTGCCACACTTAACCGTGTGATTCTGCCAGTGATCCGTCGTGTTATGCCCACCGTTATTGCTAACGAGTTGGTTGGCGTTCAGCCCATGACAGGTCCTGTTGGTCAAATCCACACTCTGCGTGTGCGTTATGCCCAGAGTTTGACAGACAATTCAGCAGCCGCTACTAGTGTAACAGCTGGTGAAGAAGCATTGAGCCCATTCAAAATTGCTCAAGCATATTCTACTGTGCCACAAGCTACAACAACTGCTACCGGTTATACTGGTAACAACACAGCTACCATGGAAGGTACTGGCGGTAAGCAAATTAGCGTTCAGATCCTGAAACAAGCTGTTGAAGCTCGCACACGTAAGTTGCAAGCTCGCTGGACATTTGAATCTGCACAAGACGCACAAGCCATGCATGGTATTGACGTTGAAGCAGAAATCATGGCAGCATTGGCTCAAGAGATTACCGCTGAGATCGACCAAGAGATTCTCTTGAGCTTGCGCTCACTGGCAGCTACTGAGTTCACATACAACCAGGCTACTGTTTCTGGTACAGCAACATTCGTTGGTGACGAACACGCCGCATTGGCCGTGTTGGTTAACCGTGTTGCCAACTTGATTGCTCAACGCACACGTCGTGGCGCTGGTAACTACGCTGTGGTTAGTTCAGCTGCACTGACAGTGTTGCAAAGTGCAACAACTAGTGCGTTTGCTCGCACTACAGAAGGTACATTCGAAGCACCTACCAACACCAAATTTGTTGGTACATTGAACGGTTCTATGCGTGTTTTCGTTGACAGCTATGCCAGCGATACACAATCAGTACTGGTTGGTTACAAAGGTTCTTCAGAAGCAGACGCACCAGCATTCTACTGCCCATACATCCCATTGATGAGCAGCGGTGTTGTGCTTGATCCTTCAACATTCGAACCAGTGGTGTCATTCATGACGAGATATGGTTACATAGAACTCACCAACACTGCATCCAGCTTCGGCAATGCAGGAGATTATGTTGGAGAAATCGCCGTAAGTAATTTGAGTTTTAGTTAAGAATTATTCTTATCTATACTTAGATATCAAAAAACCCACTTCGGTGGGTTTTTTGTTGATTGTAAAATTACGTGAAAGTCAAGTTAGTCATAAATAAAAGTATGAACAAATATGAAACTTGGTATTATGAAATAACTGAACGTGCTCGCACTAGAGTAATTAAAGATTATACAGAAAAACATCATATACAACCACGTAGTCTTGGTGGTACAGATGACAAAAATAATCTAGTAGAATTAACCGCTCGTGAACATTTTATATGTCATTGGTTGTTAACTAAAATTTACACTGGAGAAGATAAAGCAAAAATGGTTTATGCACTCAATGGTATGAAACGAAGTAATAACTTTGCACAACGATATGAAACAAAAATTACAGCAAGAGTATACGAACATTTAAAAAAAGAATTTTCAAAAGTTCATAGTGCTACTATGAAAGGTAAGCCAGCATCTAATAGAGGACAAAGGATGAGCGAAGAGCAGAAGCAAAAAATACGAGCAACTAAAGCCGCAAATCCTTACAAATGGGATCCTGAAAAACTTGCTAAACGAATACAGACTCAAACTGGTGTAAAGCGTAGTCAAGAAACAAAAGATAAAATTAGAAACGCACTAAAAGGAAAACCAAAAGGACCAATGAGTGCAGAAGGAAAAGTTAAACGATCGTTAGCATTAGTTGGGAAAACAAAACCCGAAGGTATGGGGGCAAGATTATCAGCAACTGTAGCGGCACAATTGGCAGCTGGAACTCACTATACTCAACAACCTAAATTAACTTGTCCACACTGTGGTATGCAAGCCAGTAAAGCCAGGTACAATGGTTACCACGGCGATAAGTGTCGATCTCAACTAAATACCCAGTAACAAAATTCTCAATGGGATGGGAAGGACAAAAAAGCACCCGAGGGTGCTTTTTTGTTGGCTATACTTTGAACCAACTTAGATATTGTTCTATCTTCTTGGTGACTGTGGTCCAGTCGTCCTGTGCAGGCTGTCGGAATATTCGCATGCTGCTGTACCAAGGACTGCTATCGCGATTCAACATCCAACGCCAGCATGGTGCAAACCAGTTCAACATCAACCAAGTGGGCCGGCCCAGGGCAGCACTCAAGTGTGCAATTGACGTGTCCACACTCAGCACCACGTCCATGTGTGCAATTAGCGCCGCAGTGTCAGCAAAACTTCCAATGGTACCAGGGTAGCGGGTGACTCCCAGTGCGGCCAGTACAGAATCTTCTTCGGGGCTGGCATCTACCTGTAGGTTGATCCATTCGTATGTGGGATTGTTTTTGATCAACTCTGTCATCTTTTCAAACGGCATGCCCTTGTGTGTGTTCAACCAATTGTCTTTGCGACCACTCCAGCAGAATCCCACTCGCATGCGTTTTTTTGGACCCAGTCGTTGTTGCCACTGTTGAAACAGATCTTGATGCGCATTCAAATAGCTCACTACCTTGGGCAAGTTTTCTACAGTTATGCCCAGTACGCCAGGCAGGCTCATGATGGGAATCCAGTAATCAAACTCAGGCGGAGTGTCAGAGTATCTGCCCACCCAATGCACCACATTGCTGCCTGACAGCATGGGAATCAATCCGTCTGTGACCTGGAACAGAACTCGTGCTCCGGCAGCATGTAAGTTGAACAAGAATCGCATGAATTGAATGTTGTCTCCATGCCCTTGTTCGCCTATGACCAGGATAGTTTTGTCTCGGAGATCTTGACCGGCCCAACGAGGCTGAGCATACTGTGGTTGAGTGCCTGCCAAGTGCTCATAATTCCAACGACATTCATAAGCTGGCCAACCACGAGCATAGTCGCCCTGAATTAGATAACTCACCGCTAGATTAAATTGTGCTGTGGGATTGTCAGGCTGCAATACCAGCGCATGTTGTAAAAATGGTATGGCTCGTT